CAGCAGACTTTATATTCTCTTGCCCCCCATACGCAGACCTAGAGGTGTATTCCAAAGACCCGCGCGATATATCGAACATGGCTTACGCTGATTTCATCACCGCATATTCGCAAATAATCAAACGCAGCACCGCACTATTGAAAGAGGATAGGTTCGCTTGCGTTGTTGTTGGCGAGGTTAGGGACAGCAAGGGCAACTATTACGGGTTCGTCAAGGACACAATNCAAGCGTTCACAGATGCAGGGCTTTCGCTATATAACGACGCTGTGCTTATATCCCCTATCGGGACAATGCCAATTAAGGCAGCACGTTATTTCAACTCAGGGCGTAAGTTAGTCAAAGGGCATCAAAACATATTGATATTCTTGAAGGGTGACGCAAAGAAGGCGACCGCTGCTTGCGGTGAGGTTGAGGTCGAGTTGCCTGACGGTATGGAGGGAACAGAGCATGGCGGGTAGGAAGGCTAAGAAGAAGAACGAGACATTCCCTGCACACGCGCCCGTGTGGTCACTATTGTTCCTGCAAACGCTAGGCGCAACAGGGAACGTGTCCGCTGCGTGTAAGGCTGCCGATGTATCAAGAGCGACAGTCCACCGTCATCGAGCCAAGTACCCTGAGTTCGCAGAAGCGTGGGACGGTTCGATGGAGGAAGCACTCGACAAGCTCGAAGGCGTTCTCTGGCGTGAGGGTGCAAACGGGCATATTCGCGCCATTGAACTCGTCTTGAAGGCACGCCGCCCGATGTTCAGAGAAGGGCACAAGTCTGAAGTCACGGTCAACAACAACACCCTCATTGTCGAGGGCAAAGACCCGCTCGAACTTCTACACCAACGCCTCGATGATGTGCGTGAGCGTCAGGTGAGGCATGGAATCGTTGATGTAGAAACTAAGATTCTGGCAGATTCACCAACCCACGAAAGTATGCGACAGGCGGCATTGGAAACGAAGGATGCACAAAATTGACAGCGTGAATCATATCGCCGGGGGATGGAAGCCCCGCTCCATAAAGATTCACACACACGCACCGCTCCATGACTGGCAACTGGTGATGCAGCCGGGATGGGGCGACGATATGAAGCGCAATTTGTACGCTAGGGCACTCACACATCTGCTTGTGGTAACTGAATTTTCAGGGCTGTGCGGTCGGGTCGTTCCAGATTGGTAATTACAAAGAACCATTTCGCCGAAATGAGCCAAGCAGAACTGCTCTCATCGACCGGGGAGAAAGATTCTTATCTAGCCTCACTCGATACCGACGCTGCTGCGCGGTTGCTTTACGACTTCAAATTCTGGGGCAGACCAAAACAGTTCATGCCAGAGGGGAACTACCTTGTGTGGCTGCTGATGACAGGTCGAGGCTTCGGGAAGAATTGGGCGTTATCACAGAACATTATTGATAGCGTGATGAACAAAGGCTACCGGCACGTCGGGTTATTAGGTCGCACAGTTCCAGACGTTCGCAAGACCATGATCGAGGGCGAGTCAGGCATCCTTAAGCTATCGCCGCCGTGGTTCAAGCCTGAGTACATACCATCGAACCGCGAGCTTGTGTTCCCGAACGGGGCGAAAGCCACCACATATACAGCAGTCGAACCCGACCAACTTCGCGGGGCGCAACATGACCTTGTAGGCGTTGACGAACTCGCAGCGTTCAGGCAAGTGAACGGGCATCAAGAGGCGTGGGAGAATATGAAGGAAGGGCTACGCATCGGGGTGAATCCTCGCGTCATCGCAACCACTACGCCACGACCGACGAAGTTTATGCGTGACCTAGTGAAGGACGATCTAACGGTTGTCACGGGTGGTCACAGCGACGAGAACAAAACGAATCTGCACTGGTCTTGGTACTCCCATGTGATCGACCCGCTGCGGGGCACACGGCGCGGAAGGCAGGAAGCTGAAGGGTTAATTCTTGAGGACGTAGAAGGTGCACTCTGGACGCACGATGATATAGACAAATATCGGATTCCAGAACTCCCGAACGGTGTAGGTCTGAAACGCATCATTATTGGCGTTGACCCGGCTGGCGGTGGCGGTGACGAAATCGGGATAGTCGGTGTTGGCAAAGGCTCAGACGATCATTACTACTTGCTACGTGATCGCAGCCTGATCGCCTCGCCGAACGCATGGGCAGCCGAGGTTGTGAAGTTGTATCAGGAAATCCAAGCTGACCGAGTTGTTGGTGAGAAGAATTACGGCGGGGATATGGTTGAGGCAACGCTACGCAATGTCGAAGGTGGTAGGATTATGGCATATACCGCGGTTAGTGCTAGCCGTGGGAAGGCGATCAGGGCTGAACCGATTTCGGCTCTGTACGAGCGTGGATTGGTTCACCATGTCGGCATGTTCTCGGAACTTGAAGATCAGATGACGAGCTGGACACAGGACTCACCCGATTCACCAGACCGACTCGACGCGCTCGTTTGGGCAGTCACGGAACTCATTGAGACAGCAGGACAAGGCATCTGGTGATGAGCATATTCGACCGTATCCCGTATTTCAAAAACCGTCGAAATGTTCCAGTCGAGGACTTGCGCGAATCTGCCACCGCTGTCACTGGCTTCAATATGCCAGCGCAGCCCAACCGCTCATATGCCAGCGCAGCAGATCAGGGATATCGAAACAACGAACTGGTCTTTGCTTGCATTCAGGAATACGTCACCAGCGCAGCCGAAGCGAAGTTGGTCGTAGGCACAAGAGACACTGAAGGCGTAGTCATCCCCGACACAGGGCGCGCCACAGAACTAATCAATAATCCGAACCCCTCAATGGATATCGTGGACTTCCTTGAGGCGTTCCACATGATGCGATTGATTGGTGGGAACGTCTATCTGTTCAAGCCAACATCAGCCATTGGCACGATCTCGAATCTTTATCTTCTACGACCTGACAGGTTGCGAGTGATACCGAACACCACAACCGGAATGCCCAGTGGTTGGGAGTATGACATTGCGGGGCAGAAAATTATGCTGCCACCGGAAGCGATCAGCCAGCACAAGACAACCGACCCACTGAATGACTGGTACGGACTCGGTGCGCTTCAGGTACTAGCCAAGCAAGTCAATCTCGACACAGCCGGGACGGACTTCGGGCGGTCTACATTTGAAAACAAGGGTGTCCCTGCGGGGTTCCTGAAAGTACAACGCAAGATATCCAACCAGAAAGAAGCCGACGAGATACGCCAGAACTGGAAGGCTCGGTTCGCAGGTAACGCCAACTGGCAGAAGATCGGTGTCCTCGATGAAGATGCTGACTATAAACAGATTGCCTCAGACATGGGGAATCTGGGACTGCCTGATCTTCGCGACCTCACGGAATCAAGAATCTGTTCCGCGTTCGGCATTCCTCCGATAATCGTTGGAGCGAATGTTGGGCTGAAATATGGCACTTATTCCAACTACGCACAGGCGAAGGAATCCATGTGGGAAGAAACGCTGATGCCAGCTTACGGCAAGGTCGCAACATTCCTGACAAGGGCGTTATCAGATACGCCGGACTTCAGAGGGTTAGAGTTCGCATTTGATTTCTCGAATGTTCGTGCGCTGGCAGAGGATAAAAAAGAAGAAGCGGAAACAGAGAAGATCAAAGCGGACACAGCCGGTGTGCTTATCCGCGCGGGCTATGTCGCTGATTCCGTGACTGATGTGCTTGGATTGCCTGAAGGACTCGTTCATTCAGGGCTTGTTCCGACCACTGTGCAGGGCGAGCAACTTGCAGAGGGTGTCGCACCGGCAACCATGAGCGTGCTAGAAATAAACGCACCCCGGTTGGCGGGTGAGTTTACGCGAACGCCCCAACAGAATCGCAGCATCAACGATCTTGAGCGCGCTGTTGATACCGAGTATGACGATTCAACTAACTCACTCGAAACAGTTGTCCAGAAGTCGTTTAACAAGCTAGGGCGTGATGCTGATTCGATTCTAGGGCGAGCGATCAAAGAAGATGAGGCAATCCCGCAAGTCGTAAAGGCANCACCGACGTTCGGCATCGCTGGTGAATCACTAATCCCGTTTACCTATGATGCACAACTAGCAGCAGAGATTCTTCCAGAGTTGCAAGAAGTAGCAGAAAAGACGTGGGCTGATGTATCCCGCGCCGGGGTGCTGTCTGAGATTTCATTTACATCACATGAGGGCGCAGTTCGTACCCGGCTCACTCAGGCATCGCAGCGAGCGACCCAGATGAATGACTTCACCCGCGCCCGTATCAACACACAGCTTCAGGCAGGTGTGAACAAGGGCTACTCACTCAGGCAGATCGCTGACGGTGTGCCGAAGGAGAATTTCACAGGACTCAGGGGCATCGTTCGAGGTATTCCGCGCAACCCTGACGCTATAAAACGGGCGAGAGTTATTGCACGTACAGAGGTTCGGTGGGCGCAGAATCAGACTACCGCTCTGCGATACAAGGCGAGCGGGGTGTCAGAGGTAATCATCAGGGATGGGGATGATGACGAAGAATGTCGTGCAGTAGACGGAACACGTCAAACGATAGACTGGTATGAATCCAACCCGACGCAGCACCCGAATTGTACGAGGGGTGCAACGCCGGTCATTGAGGGTCTGCTTGAATGATCTCATTTATACGCCGGGAGGCTGATGGAAATGGATAACCTACACAACCTGAATATCCGCTCCACGGATGACGGTAAGGACTACATCATCAACGGATATATGGTGGTGTTCGATAACGTTGATCTGTACGGAACGAGGTTCACAAAGAACACGGACTTCTGGGAGGACGCGACATCGGATACGCCACCGCTGTTGTTCGACCATGCTCAAGACCCGAAACTCGGACTGTCGATGATCGGGCAGGTCACACAAAAGAAAACCGACGAAATCGGTATCTGGTTCGAGGCAACACTAGAGCGCGCCAACAAATACGCCGAGGCAATCGCAACGATGATTCGGTCTGGGAAAATGGGCGTGTCTACTGGAACCTCACCGCACATGATGGCGATGGATGGCGACCAGATTCGCTCATGGGCAATCATCGAAGTATCACTCACCCCGACCCCTGCCGAGCCTGACACTATCGGGCATCTTGCCCAGCGTAATGTTCATGCAGCGATCAACGACTTAATTGTTGCGGTGGACGCTGTGAAGGCTCTATCATTAGGGGTAGAACCCGCTGCTGGTGACACCGAGNAACAGGATTTCTCCGCATCACCCACCGAGGGGCTGAACGTACTTCAAGCCGGTCTCGACTTGGAGAAATACAAGCGCAGCCGTTCGGCTGTGATTTACAGATAAGGCGAGGTTATGGCAGACAGACGCACTAATTCACTGTTTGACCCANCCGCAGTACCAGAGGTCACCGCTGATTCTCTGGAGGCTGTGGTCGCTTCCGCGAAGTCGATTGACGATAAGCGAAAGCATGGAACTGCTCTGCTCTCGGATGCGCAAGCATACCTAGACGCTGGCAGCCCAGAGACAGCCACACGGCTGTTCGAAGAAGCCAAGAAACTCGACACTGAAGTAGCCCAATCATTGAAGGTTGCTGATGCTGTCAAAGGCTATTCGGAAGGGCGACACCTTCCACAGAACGACACTCCTGTTGTCGAGGGCGAGGAATACAACGCCGATGACAATAAGCGGCTCTATTCGGCAAGTCATAAACCTGNTGGATGGATTCGGAACTTCCCTGCTGCCGTACAACCCAAGTGGGTACGTGAGCAGATGGGTGACACGCAGAAGGAAGAAAACGAAATCTATAAAAAGGCTTTCAGCTTTTGGATGCGTGACCGATCTCACAACGGTGAGAATTTCTGGCGTAACGGCAACCCGATCTACATTCGTGCAATGGAAGAAGGCACAGATGCAGAGGGTGGCTACCTCGTACCAGAGGACTGGCGCGACGAACTGATTCATGACCCCGGACTTCCCGGCTCGGTTATCCGACCTCGAACAACGGTGGTTTCTACTGGACGAGATGCGGGTAACTTCCCGACNTTCGGTTCAGTAACGTGGGCTGGCATCGCAGAAGAAGCCGCATTTACCAGCGCAGAATCAACCCCAACTATCGGACAGGTCGCTTTCACGATCTGGAAAACCGGCGGACTTGTTCGGGCATCCACAGAACTCTTGCAGGACGAGGCGCATAACCTCCCAGCAGTTCTGTCTCAGGTGTTCAATGAGGCGAAGGGTCGCTACGAAGATGAACAGGTAATCGGTGGTGATGGCACAACCGAGATCGAGGGCATTAGGTCAACCGCAGCGGCAGACGTAGTGATGGCATCTGCCACCGCTATCGTTGCTCTGGACGTTCACGAACTTTACTGGACACTCCCCGCACAGTTCCGCACCAATGCGACGATGTATACCACTTCGTCATTGATGCAGCAGCTTGGCGGTATCGGCTCGACTTCTGCCGGTCAGACCTTTGGCGAGGACTTGACCGCTGCACCGGGAGACACGTTCCTCGGTCGCCCGACTGCGCTATTCGATGGCACAGGNTGGGACTCCGCAACTGCAATCGCAGCGAACGAAGAACTCGGCGCACTCGGAGACTTCCGAAACTACTACCTCATCGACCGTGTAGGAATTTCGATCAAACGAAATGACTCGCTGTATATGGGGAATGGTCAGGTTGGCTTCTTCGCCGAAGCACGTGGTGACGGTCGTGTTGGTCTNACTAACGCATTCCGAATCCTGAAAGCAGCAGCGTCATAAAGTCGCTGACTAACGCTTATTTATGGGGCGGCTGGCTTTGGCTGGTCGCCCCGTTGCAAACCAGCACCAACCGAGGGAGCTAAGCATGGCAGATGGAACGAGAACGAAAACCGTCCGGGTGATTTGCGTGAAGTCTCGATACATCGGAGATACGCGATACACAGCCGGTGAGAAGTACAAAATCGCAGTCTCGCTTTTCGAGCGATACCAAGACGATTTCAAACGTCAGGGATAACAAGCCTTGTCAGTAGCCTTGAACGGAGAGGTGTAACCAATGCGATCAAGACACGTATATGCGAGCGTTGATCTGTTCAAGGACTATCTGGCGGGTGACAGTTTCGCGGGTGACTGGGGCGATGATGCGACCGTCATTCGCAACATACTGGAAGGCGCGTCACGCACTATCGAGGCGTATGTAGGCGACCGCTGTTTTGGGGCATTCACAGCCACGCGTGAATACGATCTAGGCAGAGGCGAACTGCGGCAGCGTTCAGAGTTTCCGCGCCCCACTGAATACTCACTATCAACCGACCCAGTTCTGGGCGTTGTTCCGTTATCTGATTGGCTCACAGCCGTTCCCACAACAGTNACCGCATACGATTCCACAGCGCGAGGCAGTAGCGCAGTCCTCACCGAAGGGATTGCGAACGATTATTTACTTGAGCCATATTCACAGGCTCCATATCACACCCTGAAACTGTCAGAGAANACGACTCAGAATCTCAGCGCAGGACAGAAAACGTTGACGATTCTCGGCGGCTGGGGATGGACTAGCGACACTGAACTCACAGATAACGCCGTGAACGATGGAAGCAACATTGATTCCAGCCAGACAACTATCACATATGATGGCTCTGGCGATCTTTCAGCCGGTGAAATCCTCTTGCTCGATACTGAGCAGATATATGTCCGCTCACTAAGCACCACCGTTCTCACAGTCGATAGAGGCGTAAATGGCACGACAGCAGCCGCACACAATGACGATGCAGCATTTAGCCGGTATCAATACCCTTCAGACGTTATCGAGGCGTGTCTAGCGATTGCCCGTGATAATTTCCGAAGCCGGGAAGCAGGGACTACCGCAATCATCGGNGCGGGCGGCGCAGCGATCACCCGACCGGGAAGCGAAGTTCGAGCGATATTACGGATGCTCAATAACTACAATCAGACCCGCGATTTGTCAGGGGTTTATTTCTAAGTGACAGGAACAGACGTTGAATTCAAAGGGGTGATTTGGTCGCCTCGTAAAGTTGAGAAGATCATCGGTCAAGAGACTGAGAAGATACTCGACGAAGCTGCTATGTTCGGAGAAACTGCGGTCAAGACTCAACTGTTTCCGGGGCATGGCGTGATTACTGGCTTCCTGCGTGAGTCGGTCACAGGTACACGGGTGGACTCACTCCATGCGGTTATCGACGCTGGTGAAGTAACGCAGGGAAAGAACGTCGTATACGCCAACTTCATCGAGGGCTTGTATAGCATGTTCCTCAACGCTTGGCAGTTGCTAAAGCGAAAGAACCTGCCTCAACTTCTGGCTAAGAGAATAGCGGGGCGGTTAAATGGCTGATCGTTCAGCGGTTGTGGCGCGCATAGACGCACTTCTCAAGACTGTAAGCAGCCCCAATTTCCAAGCGTACTATGTCGGCGAGCCTGTGCAGATTCCGACTAAAGCTGTCATTGCGTTTTGGTACGTCGGTGACGAGCCTTATGAAGCAGCCCCAAAGACCCTCAGTAACGTGATGGTCACTGAGCGGTTCAGGATTAGAGCATATTTCCCTGTGGTCGCATCCCCTACAATAAAGAAGAATGTTGACTTAGCGATCTGGAACACTGTGCGAAACGTGAAAGCAGCATTAACCGGAGACTCCAACCTTAGTGAGTTGGTGACAGACTTAGATATGGACGATGCAGCGGTAGACTATTTTCAGTGGAGCAGCGGTGCGGTCAATCGCATCGTTACGTTCGACCTACTGATACACGACCTTGAAGTGGAGACAATCACGCCATGAGTAAACGAAGCGGGCTAGGCAATCAGCTTTACGTCGGCGGCTACGATATTTCTGGCGACGTTGGGGCACTGTCTAATCTCAGCACGCCAAGAGGCGAGCAGAACGTGACAGGCATCGACAAGAGCGCGAACGAGCGCATACAACTTCTCGTTGATGGCGACATTTCATTTGACACATTCTTCAACGATGCGACCGACCAAATCCACGATGCTTTGAGTACGCTCCCGACAACCAACCGGCAAGGGATGTTCTTGGTCAGCACGACACGCGGTGAACCTGCATTTGCAATGAACGCCAAGCAGATCAATTACGACTGGAGTCGCGCCGCAGAAGGTTCACTAACTGGCACGACTCAGTTGCTTCAGGCAGACGGAAACTCTCCCGCATGGGGTGAGTCTATCGCCATGAAGGAAACGATTGCATCTGCTGGCGATATAACGGGATATATAGACGTTCAGACAACCTCTGGTGTTGTTGCGTTTCTTCAGATATTCACGCTCGGCTCTGGCACTCCTGTGATTACTTTGCAGGACTCGTCAGATACTACGGACGGTGATGATGGCTCATGGTCAACCATCGGAACGTTCACAATTAATTCTGCTCGAAGTGCCGAGCGGCTTGCTGTCGCTGGCACGATTGAGAAAGCCTTACGCATTGAAGCGTCTGGAACATTCACCAACTTAGTCGTAGCTGCGATGATTCGCAGAGGAACGGCAGAGGATAACTAATCATGGCAAAAGAAAGTGGTCTTGGTGCGACCGTATCGGTGGACGATTCCGGTGGTACGCTTCGAGATATCTCAAACGACGTTACTGACTTCAGTATCAACACGGCGCGTGCTGAACAGAATGTCACAGGTGTGGACAAATCTGCTAGCGAGCGATTGCAGTTGCTCGCTGACGGTAAGTTCACAATGAACGGCGTGTTTAATGACGCAGCAAATATGTCGCACGCTGTACTGAAAACGATTTCAAGCACTTCGGTTGTTAGAACCGTGACTATCGCAATCAGCGGTCAATCGCTTTCGATGGAAATGGTTCTTGGTGACTATAATCTGACTCGATCATCATCGGGTGATTTCACATGGTCTGTTCCGTGTTCCCTTGCTAACGGTGCTGTCCCAACTTGGGCATAAAATAACAGAATAAGTTCATCACTAGCCCGGAGGTAAACGATGGCAAAGCGAAAGAAGAAGTTTAAGGTCAAGCGCAAGACCACGACGCTCGAACTCACAGGCGACTATGAGGGCGGCGAAGTGGTTGTTGTTGCTAATACTCCAATGTCTGTTCTGTTTCAGATTATGAGCATGGATGACGCAGGATTGTATGAGCAAGAAAAATTGATTCGCCAGTTCGGTGATGATGTTCTTGTTTCTTGGAACTTCACTAACGAGGCTGGGGACGATCTGCCACCGACCGCCGATGGCGTTGTTGCCCTCGATACTGATGTTTTCAATGCCATCGTGTCCGCATGGACTGACAGCCTCGGCGGTGATAAAAATTTAGACTTGCAGCCGAGCGAACAAGAAGCGTCGGTCTAGTCGCTGCCCCGTTGCCGAGTGAGATACTCACAGCGGAGGTAGTTGACCAGTTGGGTCAAAGGTATGGGAAATTGCCAACAGACATACTCGGCGCAGGTGTAGAGAATTGGGCGATAGCAAAGCGTGCTGATCTAGGCGCATACGCTAGACAAGGAAAGCCGAAGAATGGCAGCTAACGAAGCAAAGATTATCGTCGTTGCAGATGATAAAGCATCCAAAACGCTCACCGGAATTGGTGAGAAGGCGAAATCTATGCGGGGCGCATTCCTCGCCGTAGGTGCTGCCGGTGCTGCTGTTACAGGCGCAATCGCCCTCTCGATCAAATCGTTCGCACAGGCTGGCGATGAGATTCAGAAGATGGCTCTGCGTACAGGACTGACTACTGAATCCCTTTCCGAGTTGAAGTTCGCGCTGGAACAATCTGGCACGACCATTGAGGGGTTCGAGAAGGGCATCCGGCGCATGTCCTCGTTCATCGCTGATGGGCGGGACGGTCTGACCGAAACCACGCGGGCGTTAGACTCTCTCGGCATCTCTGTATCTGACTTCGATGGTCTATCCCCAGAGGAAAACTTTGACCTCTTAGCTGGCGCACTCGCGGGCGTTACAGACGCAACGATGCAATCGGCTCTGGCTCAAGATATCTTCGGTCGGTCTGGGACTGCACTCATTCCGTTGCTCAAGCAGGGCGAGGAGGGCATCGCTGCACTCAGGCAAGAGGCGCACGATCTGGGCATCGTATTCGATCAGGACGCGGCGAACGCCGCTGCGAGGCTTGTAGACGCACAGAACACGCTCAGCAAATCATTTCAGGGTGTGCAGTTCGCCCTTGCTGAAGGTGTCGCCCCTGCTCTATCCGGTGCTTTAGAAAAAATGGGTGTGATGATTTCCAAAGTTACTGAGTTTGCCAAAGAGAACCCGGTTCTAACTAAAACGATTGTCGCTCTTGCGTTTGGACTTGGCACGCTAGCGATTGCGGTTGCGGGGATTGGCTTAGTGCTACCGATCATGGCGACTGGGCTTGGGTTTGTGACTGCTGGATTTATCGGTTTGAATCTCGCCACAGGTGGAATAATAATTGCTATCGGTGCGCTCGCCGCTGGCATTGTGCTGCTAATACAGAACTGGGATGCGGTCGTGGAAGCTGTTCGCGTTGGTGTGAACTTTATGATCGGAGCGTTCGAGACTTATGTGAACGCATGGATAACGGGGCTGAACTTCATCATCGACGGTGTGAATGTCCTCGGTGAGAAGTTCGGGTTGCATATCGACAATATCGCCAGTGTTCAATTCCCTCGCTGGAAGCAAGCTATGAAAGACACAGAGGATGCAAGCGAAGAACTTACTGACTCAGTGGAGAGCGATAACGACCGGATAGTTACCAGCACCCAACGCGCCGCTGATGCAGTTGTGAAAGCTGCCCAGTTTAGGGCGACCAATATCATAAAGCAGCGGCAGTTAGAAGAAGGTGCTATTGCATCTGTGAAAGAGGCTGCGGATAAAGAACGAATCGCTGCAATCATCGCCCATCAAGACAGGGTAGGCGCACTCGATAAAGCGTTGGCAGATAAGCGGATTGAGATACAGGAAGAAACGATTGCCCGCGAGTTGAATTTATTCCAGACGCGACAAGATCAAGTTGCTGCAATCCAAAACGAAGAACGGCAAGAACTCGCCGCAATCCAAAACGAAGAACGAGAACGCAGCGAAGAAAAGAAGCAACTCTGGCTAGATCAGCGCGAAGCGTTCAGGGATAGAGCGGAAGATATGGTCGCCACCGCAAAGGCTGAAGCCGATGCAACCATTCAAGAACTCGCACGCATGGCAGACGCGGCAGAGAAGTTACAGCGTGAGGAATTTGCTGCTGTCATGGCTCTCGGTGTAGAGATACACGGGCAGCAATTCGGCGGTGCTAGTTTGGCAGGGTTCGAGAAGGGCGGGCTATCTGCTGATTTCTTTAGGGGCTTCGGTGCGAACCTTGTGCTGAACCCGACTGTCGGGGGTGGCTACGGTATCAACCAAGCAGGGGAAAGAGTCGCTGTCGGGGCGCAACCACAGATCAACGTGACCGTCGAAGGCGATGTGGTGGCAGAGGACTTACCGACTACAATTAATAAAGGTATTCAAGAAGCAATAGATCAAGGGGCA